CGAACAGAAGCAAATGGGATTTCGGATAGTGCGTGTGGCAAAATAATTTTAGAAGTTTCCTGGGCATTGGTTGGCTCCGGCTCGGGCTTTACAACAGACACTCATAAAAAGGTGTCTGTTTTTTTATACATTAAATATTCCATGCAAATAGTATTTTCTAACGATAAAAAAGTTGATATAATTTTAAATTCAACATCGTTGGCCCTTACATATCAAAACATTTACAAGCACTTGTCTCATGTACCAGTGCCTTTTCGTGAATGGGACAGTCCTTATTATGTTAGAACCAAGTCTATTCATCAGATAGTTGAAAAATTAATTAGGTATGCAAACAAGGTGTTGGTAAAAATTGATCAGAAACTATGCGAATTGCAAGATCAAGAGTATCTTAATAATTTGCACAGGATATACGAAAAAAATTATAATGGTAATCCAGACTGGTTAGATTTTCACGAGCACATTCATATGTGTGAAAAAACTCGCACTGAACAAGCAAATGTTTTGAGTATTGACTATAGAGAAAAATCTGGTATGTTAGAAAAACCCTTTAATTTTGACTGGTTAAAAAACTCAACAACAAAAATTCAAGCAGGCGATGTGTTTGTGCATTGGTCAGAGTTAGGAAAAACACCATACCAATATTGGACTAACAATGAACCCAATGACACAATTCGCATGCGCGAGTTGATTAAACCTTGGCTAAAACTCAGACCCAAAATTATGGTAGCACTTGAAGATATAGACACATTGAAAAATGTTAGAGTTCAGGAATTTGAATCTTGGTGGTCTCAGTACAGTGAAGAATTATGTCAGTATTGGAATATTCCATCCTGGACTACCAATAATATTTTTTCAGTTTCGATATTTGGGCGAGTGCCAAAATTTGAAACAATAATAACACAATTGAAAAACAATCAAAAACCCGTGAAGGTATTGTTATGAGTTGGCCAGTGGTAATACTGAACGGACCAGATTTAAATCAAACTCTCAGCGGAATACAATTTGATAAATTTGGTGATGTTACCAATCAGAAAATTTTCATATGTGATGACTGGATAGCAGGATTTGACTGGGCCCAGGATAACGATTATGCACAAGCATTGTTTGTCAAAAGTGGAACAATAATCACAGATTGGTCCGAATGGAAAAAACTAGTTGACAGTTATCCGCACAAGGGACTGATAGCACATTTGATTTGGCACCCAGGGCAACACCTGTGTCTAGATGACCAATGCTGGTTTATGAACATCCAGGAGTTTGAAACAACAGATTTTATCTGTGACACTGTGACACATCCACAGCCCATACGCAGTGATCAAAACTCACATGATGATTACACACCGTTATGGGTGACACCGGGTGATTGTTTGATCTCGCACCCGGTTACTGAATTTGGGCAAGGGCTAATTGCACGTCAGTTGCAAAACAATCACCTGGTAGTTAATTGGAACAATCGTGCTCGGGATTTAAAGTTTTTTTTATATAATAAAAAATTAAACTTGGAAATGTTTGGTGACTATAAAAACATAGCCGAAAATCAACTATGGATTTTCAATAACGAACCAGTTAGCACAGTTAAACAGCCACGATTACTAGCACCAGGCTCGGGACTGTACTGGATATTGAACATTTTAGAACCAGCAACACAACACATACAAATAGTTGATATCAGTCTCACTCAGATTAAATTTTGTACGGAACTGTGGAACAACTGGAACGGAATTGACTACGGAAACTTTGTCTGGAACTTTATTGTTCAAAATAAATTGGTTCATTATGAACTAGATAATCCAAACTTGACACCATTGGGACGCCTGAAACTTCGTAGCAAAAAAACTTTTGTCGAATACGTCAATCAAAAGTTTCACAGCATAATGGACGAAAACTTTGAAAGTTCCTGGCTAACAGCAAAACAAACCAAGACAGTTGATTTTTGCAATGACAATTTGATCAACTGGGTATTGCATAATGATGTAGATAAGTACGATGACATATGGTGCTCTAATATTTTAAATTACAAATGGACCCTATTGCACACCACAGTTGACGATTACAAAAATTTTCAAGCCAAATTAAAATGAAACAAAAAATAAGTCAACTAATGTTTAAAAAAATACATCAATACCGAATACCAGTTGCCCGACTATAACCCTGATGCTGATTTTGACTGGATCAAATGTCAATCAGGATTGCCATGGTGGCATTTGATTGTACATCAATCTTTTAACAGCGTTGACTTCCAAAAGTTGGTTGTAAATTCCTATCAAACCTTGTATAATAAACACAATGAAACGATGCACAATACAAATCCGTGATGAAGTAAACATCAAACTAGAAGGACTAGATCTAGATGTTCGCAAGGCCTTGGTCACGGCTTTCAAATACGAAAACCCAGCCGCACGTTACATGCCAGCGGTGCGACTGGGACGCTGGGATGGTAAGATTGCATACTTTCAACTGGGCGGCAGCAGTTATACAAATCTCTTGCCCGAGATTATTCCCATCCTTGACAAGTTTGATTACGACATTGAGATAGATGATCAAAGAGATTACTCTACCACATTTGAGTTTGAACAGGTGCGTGAGGATTTGTTTGCACATATCATGTGGCCCAAGGGACACCCTGCCGCAGGTGAGCCTATCATCATGCGAGACTATCAAGTTGATATTGTGAACAACTTTCTGGCCAATCCACAGTGTCTACAAGAAGTGGCCACAGGTGCAGGTAAGACTATCATGACAGCGGCATTATCAAATGCTGTCACACCTTATGGACGCAGTATTGTTATTGTGCCCAACAAGAGTCTTGTGACACAAACAGAAAAAGACTATATCAACATGCAACAAGATGTTGGTGTGTATTTCGGCGATAGAAAAGAATATGGACGCCAACACACTATTTGTACTTGGCAAAGTCTAAACATACTGTTGAAGAATACCAAGTCAGGTGTGGGCGAAGTGACCATTGGCGAGTTCTTGGAAGGTGTGGTATGCGTTATTGTAGACGAAGTACACATGGCCAAAGCCGATGCACTCAAAACTCTGCTGACAGGTGTAATGGCTAGAGTGCCAATTCGGTGGGGATTGACCGGAACTATTCCCAAAGAAAAGTTTGAAAGTCAGGCTCTGCTGGTTGGGCTTGGTCCTGTTATTGGTCGCTTGAGTGCCAACGAACTACAACAACAAGGTGTGTTGGCCAACTGCCATGTGAATATTGTGCAGTTGGTGGATCATGTGGAGTACAAAGAGTATCAGTCTGAACTCAAATATCTCTTAGAAGAGTCCGGCAGATTGGACACCATGGCCGACCTCATACGCCGGGTAAACGAAACAGGCAACACCCTGGTACTAGTAGACAGAGTTGCAGCCGGAACGGCATTACTAGAGCGCCTGGGCGACAAAGCAGTATTTGTATCGGGTGCAACAAAGGGAACAAAGAGGCAAGAAGAGTATGATCAAGTGGCTGATGCTACCGATAAAATCATTGTGGCGACTTATGGCGTGGCTGCTGTTGGTATCAACATTCCCCGCATTTTTAATCTGGTGCTTATTGAACCTGGCAAGAGTTTTGTTAGAGTCATTCAGTCGATTGGTCGTGGTATCCGTAAAGCAGAAGATAAAGATTTCGTTCAGATCTGGGATATTACATCGACTTGCAAGTTTGCGAAAAGACACCTGACCAAACGCAAAACTTTTTATCGAGAAGCCAACTATCCTTTTAGTTCAGAAAAACTAGAATGGATGAAAATTGCTTGACTTTCCTTAACAAATACTGTAATATACAACTATGAGAATACTAACACTGGACAATACCTATTACGATCTAAATCAACTGCCCGAAGAAGTTGATGACATGCGTTTTGCCATACTAGACAATTCAAATCCAGCAGATCCAGACTATCATTTTATTCCACTAATCTTTTTAGAGTCATTTAATTCACCTGCCTTGGTATTGCGCATTGGAACACAAACACTCAAGATGCCCATGGACTGGCAGATCTTGATTGGAGAGCCCGACATTGGTGATCTAGAAGTTCTACCGTTGACTTCAATCAACGACAGAGGATTCCGTGTGTTTCAATTCAATCCATTAAGCAGTTACAGACCCTCCTTCCCTGATATTGAAATACTAGATGTGTATCATGAGGTCAATTGGTATGCACCCAAACTCAAGAACGGTCAGATGTTGGCCGTGCCCTTGAACGATGATGCCGAACCCGACTGTGTGTACTTTGTAAAAGACGTTAGTCGCAACTGCGAGATTGTAGACTACAATAAAGCATGGTAATGGGACAACTCAAATCTGGAACCACATACATTTACGAACGTGCTGATGGCATAACCTATGCTAGAGAGTTTGGCAAAACCGAACGACACGTAGTGGGATATGAAAGTGGTTGTGAATACGATCCTATCACAGGGCACCGGATCGACTACGACTCAAGAACCCCTGATGGTAGGCCCTTGCATGATCATATTCAAGAAAACAAGTTGTGGGGCGAAATTCGGCGTGAAGCCCTGACCAATCCCACTTTACAAGATGCATTGGATCATGCTATAATGATCTATCGACTGACCAAAACTGATGAGTGATAGACTAAACATTGCTAATGAAATGCGTATGTTCGACCGCAAGGTCAGAACATTCTACGACGATCTCACAGCCGAAGAAAAGAAAAAGTTTTCAAACTATCTCATGATACGCTGGGGCAGTTCAGTAGAAGGTTCGAGAGAACTGCAAGAGTTCTATG